ATTGAAGCGAGCGCAAGCCATGCGTCGTGAATTAGTGCGTCCGCGTCCTCGTACTTGAGTGCACGAGATACGACTTGGATCTGTGGTCTTTCGATGATTGGGGCTGCGTGTTCTTGGACGTACTGCGGAGCACCACCAGGATACTCGTAGACTACCAAGACTGTGTCCGGTTCCTCAGGTCGAGACCCCAAGAACAGGACGTCGTGCGTAGCAACACCCATATCCTCGAGGTACTGCCCAAGCTCGAAGAGAACCGTCATGTCAGCCCTGCGTTGAACCGATGAACTTGCCGCCGGGGCCTACTAGCCACTTGCCGTGTCGCTGCTGGTAGGGGCCAGCTAGCGTCAACTGAGCGCGTCCAAAGGACACGCGAGTCTGGACCATACGCTGAATGTCAGCAGACATTCGCTCAAACGCCCTACCGCTCTCGGCCTCACCCCGTACAACATTCTCGACGTACTTGGCATTGCCGTGCGGATGATGCGCTTCGAGGTCCTCATGGACTACCAGCGCGTAGTCCACATTTTCGGTGTTGCTACCGCTGCCTGCCGGACCGCCGTAGGCAATAGCGTTGGCAATCTCAAAGCCCTCGTCGGCAGCCTCGACCCGACCACTCAACTGCAGTTGGCCAGTAAGAACTGGGACTTGCTCTTGAGTGAGTCCCAGCTCGTAGATGGTCTCGGCAGTAACCGCTTCGCCTACAGCCTCCATCATCAATGGCCCAATGGAGGCAGCGGCCATCATGCACTCTTCAAGTCCAGTGACTTGCAGTGAGAACAGACCACTGCCAATCGGGCCAATGCTCATGGCGGCCATTATGCACGAATCTCCAGCCAGTAGTAGCCAACGTCGTCCTTGGATCCTAGAACTTGCAGGATGGCAGGGCTATCGCCATTGGAGAGCGTGAGCCGGTCGTCAGCTGTGATCACCAAGTCCGGTTCGGCCAAGATCACGTGCACAGTGCTCGTGACCTCGCGGCCCTCTCGATCAATGAGGCGGGTGATTTGCCACGAAAGTTGACACTGCACCGACCTCGGTTCGCCGTACTGAACGACGTTGGTCTGAGAGACGCCGATCTTCGGCTCGATAGCCACAGCATCGAGCATGAGCTCAAGAAGCTCAGGTTCGATGGGCATAGCTTAGGGCCTCAACTGCTGGTCCGTGGCCTGCTGAACTCCGGTACCGCCCGGATACTTCATCAGATCACGCTTGAAGCTAGGCTGTGCAAGATCGGTGAGAGCTGTCTTGGTATCCTTGTCCGTCTGGCTAATGCCTCCGGCATAAGGCCCTGCACCGCTCTCCATTGCAGCACGAGACCAAAGTAGCTTGGCGAGCTTCATGTAGCGGTCCGTCTGACTCTGTCGCCTGTTGGCAACACGCAGCGGACCAACTTGCTTGTCCTGCGCCTCGCGCGAGTATACAGCTGCTAGTGCTTCTGCAGACCTAGCCGCTGCCCGGAGCGCGTCGCCACTCTCCTCCTCTAGGAAGAAGTCAACCTCGGCATCCGAGAGGCGATCTGTGGCCTTGTAGCCAACATACAGCCTTACTCGGTCAGCGGGGTTGTTCGTAGGGTCATCGGTGTACGGCACGTTCCGGCCTCGTGCTACTTACCAACTCGTGGTCTGCGTGTCACTTGCGCCACCGGGCGCGTTGGGGTGGGTGGCGCCTGCGCCACGGGGCGCGAAGGCATCAGAGGCTCGGGCGCGCGTTCAGGCTCGTCCTCGTCCTCATCAGAGGGCTCGTCCTCGTCAGAGGGCTCGTCCTCGTCAGAGTCAAGAGCCTCATCAGGCGTCTTGTCCTCATCAGCGACGTACTCACCTGGCACATGTGCAGGCTCGTCGAGCTCTGCCTCGTACTGGCCTTCCAGAGGCTCATCAGAGGGGGGAGGACTGTCAGCAGGGGCAGAGGCAGGGTCCTCTGTCTTCTCCGTTGGAGTAGAGGCCACGGGGGCAACCTCTGTCTCCTCAGGGTTCCTGCTGACAGTCCCGGGATAGTTATCTGGCACAGGAGTGATGTACCCTCGTGACAGCAGTACTTCCCTGACTGTCGGATCGGGGTCAACGAGGAGCTCTCCAGGGAGAGACATCCAGTCTTCCTTTATCCGGTGCAAGACGAGAAAGGTAGCCATTGGGGACGGACCTCCGGCCTACTGGACTGCGTCGTAGAAGAAGACACCAAGGTCAGGCGCCACGACCTTGAAGTCGTAAGCCATCTCTGCCTCGATGCGATCCGAGGCGATGGCTTCCATCCTGAACTTCTTCATCCGGCTGCCACGGTTCGACGCTCCGATGTAGCCAGTCCACTCGAAGGTGTAGCCGGCAGACGGAGTGAGGAGGCCGGGAGACGGAGCCGCGTAGACAAGAAGCGCATCCTTGCCGTACACGAATGACATGGCGTCTGGAGCGCCCTCTTCAGCCGTGTTCTGGACAACTGCCGGGACGAGAACCCGGTCAAGATTGAACAGAGCAGCCATCAGCTCGAGGGTGACCACGCCACGCTGGGTGTACTTGATGCGATCGAGCAGCTCAGGGTTGTTCTGGATCCCATCAAAGACCCGCTGGCCCATGACCAACGTGTTCGGCGGGTAGCCAGTCTTCTCCTTGAGGCTGGTCGTGGCACTCCGCAGGTTCTCGATCACACCCGAGGATGTGCGGTCCCACTGGATGAACTGGTTGGAGCCAGCTGTGCTTGAACCATGCTGATCAGGCAAGCCAGTCCAAAGGCTCCTCTTGAAGAAGGTAGCCACCCAATCGAGCTCTCGACGAAGAAGCATGTCCCTCGTAACGAAGAGCGTGCCGTCCCGGTCGAGGTCGATGACAGGCTTGTCCTGATTGGCCCGAGTCTGATCATCGATGTCAGTGTGTACGGCCTGGACCTCACAACGGTAGGTGTCCGTTGTGACGTTCCAGCCGGTACCTGCCGACTCGGTTCGCGGAGCGCGCTTCTGTGCAGCGGTCCGGAACCACTCTCCCTTGTAGTACTTGTAGTACATGTTGAACTGGAAGTCAACAGGCACCGGCGGGAACACAGTACTTGCGATGAAGTCCTGGTCCTGCTGCATATACGCGACACTGATGTTCGTCAGCGGGCGGCTGACATGGATATCTCCGCCCGTAGGCTGTGCCATGTGTTAGTAGCCTCCTACTCTGCTGGTTGGTGGGGCGTCTGCTTACGAGCCCGAGACAGTGGCGAGGCCAGGCAGCAGCAGCATGGTGCCAAGGGTGGCTGCGCTGCTGGTCGACAGCGCAATGCCGATGGCACGGTCACTGGAGCCTGCCTGAACGATCGTGCCGTCGTCGTCCACGGTCACGTTGTTGCCCTTGACGATGCCACCGACACCGACGAGGACCTTGGTGACGCCTGACACGACAATCGTGACTGCCTGACCATCGTCAGGCTTGTTCTGGCAAACACCAATTGCGCGGCCTCCGGCGTTCGGAAGAATGGCATCGCCAGTGCCCTCTTCGACGTCAACAGCACAGAACTGGCTTGCGGTGAGGTCTTCACCTGCAATCAGGGTGAAACTAAAGCCAGGGATCTCGTAGCCCACTGGAGGACTCCTTCCGTTCAGTCTTTCCCAGCTATGGGTTGATGGATGTTGCGAGGTCTACTTCTTGTTGCCAAGCTTGTCATTCGACTCCGCGTACAGCCGGATGCCTTCCGGGGTCCTGAGAATCCGGTCGTAGGCCTCAGCGTACTGGGTCTTGCCAGTCGTGTCAGCCGCAACCGCTGCGTGTGCCATCTGCTCCAGCTTGGCATCCGGATCGGAGATGCCTGCACCAACGCGCCCTGACCCCATGGTCTTGAACGTGTCGGACTCAGCCATCGTCGTAGCGATGGACGCCTGCTGCTCGATGTAGTCCTTGAGGACTTCGCTGTCCTCACCGAACTGCTCAGCGAGCTTCTCAAGGAAGACGACGTGCTTCTCAGCGTCGCCAACCCACGTAGCGCCATCGGTGGCGCCGCCCTTGCCTGAGACCACTTCGACGAAGTGTCGATTGAGGTCCTTGGCCTTGATCGTG